TCTGCTCGGCGCAGGATGCCCTGACAGGCTTTCGCGCTCAAATAGAACCGCTGTGGAACGTCTCCAGTCTCCAAGGTATCCGACAACGAACACACGTTTGCGTCTTTGGGCCAATCCGAAGTATTGAGCGTCAAGGCTTCTCCATGAGAACCCGTACCCGAGTTCCCCCAACGCCCCGAGGAAGGCTCCAAAGTCCCGTCCTTTGTTGCTAGACAGGACGCCGGGGACATTTTCCCAGACAACCCATTTGGGCTTATATCTATCAGCGACCCCAAGATAGGTGAGCATGAGGTTACCACGCGGGTCATCAAGTCCTTTGCGGAGACCTGCGACACTGAATGATTGGCAAGGGGTTCCCCCCACGAGAAGGTCAATTGGTTCATCAGGCCATTCCTTGTAATTTGTCATGTCTCCATGATTTGGTGTATTTGGGTATTTGTGGGCTAATACAGCTGATGGAAACTTATCGATTTCACTAAACCACTGAGGTTTCCACCCAAGTGGGTGCCAAGCTACTGTCGCTGCTTCCACGCCAGAACATACAGATCCATACCTCACCTGTTATCACCTGACCCCTCAAGCTTCCCACGCTCTTGGCGTGACTTAAGCTTCTCCAGATTCATGTGGGCGACCTCGTTAAGGCTGATGCCCAGGTCACGGGACAGCGCAGCGATATACCAAAGGCAGTCACCAAGCTCTGAAGCTATAGCAACGCGCTGGGCATCCTTGAGGTCCTCTAGACCACCCTGGTCAATCCCGTGATCTCTGATTAGCTTCTTGATCTTGTCACAGACCTCGCCTGCCTCTGAGGCCAACCCCAGTGCTGGATAGACAACCTTCCACTTGTAGATGGCAGTGGCAGCTGTGTCTGCCTGGTAGTCGTTCATGGTCAGGGAATACAGATAGTCTGTCTCTCTATTTCTCATGTTGCTCTCCTCTTCGTTAAAATGGTGCGTCGAAGGCACCGAAGTTGCCCTCGGCATCTTTGAGCCTGCCTGTGCTCTGACTGTATTGAAGGACACCAGCTGCACCGACTTCCCCAGTGTGCCGGTTCTTCAGGACCACTAGGTTACGCAGGCCAGCTGTGGGTTCATCTGGGTCTACTTGGATGCCGATGCAGCAATCAGCTAGCTGGGCTATTGCATGGGATCCACGTAGTTGGCTGAGGCTTACCTTGGCACCGCCTTCGTGCCCTGTGTCGCCCTGGGGGCGGCGTAGGTGGCTCACGACGATCAGACAGATGTTGAGCTCTTGAACTAAGACACGCAGCCTGTTCATGATGTCATCTACCAGGCGTCTTTCGTCTGACACTTGCCCCGTCAACCCAGACACTAGGATGCTGATGTGGTCTAAGAAGATGACCTCCGCGCCCAGCGCCTTGTTCATGTAGCGAATGCGATTCAAGATGATGTCTATGTCGGTCGAACCAAAGTGATCGAACAGATAGAACTGACGGTCTTTGACTAGGTCATCAAAGGACGCCTCGATCTCTTCCTTGGTGGTGCAGTCAGGATCCACACTGATGTTCTTATCCATGTGTAGACCAACCATGCCCTGGGCGGTTCTCTTGGTTGTCTCTTCCAGCATCAACATGCCGATCTGAAAGCCACCCATGTGGACATGGTAGGCAATCTCTCGGACAAAGGTTGACTTACCCACACCACTACCAGCGGCTATTGTCACAAGGGATCCAAGCCTCAACCCTTTGGTGATCTCGTTAAGACGCTGATAGGGGTACTGGATAGGAGACACGGCCTCTTGTTCGCCTATGGTCTCCCTCAGATCTGATGCACTTACGATACCATCCGGGCGGTACTCACGCGCCTGCCAGATAGCATCCATGATGGCTTTGGCATTACCGTCCACCAGAGCCTCTGAGGCGTCCTTGTAGGAGCCTAAGTTAGCTATCTTAGCCATGCCTATCGGAAGGGCCTCAGCGCACTCCAGAGCCGCCTCTTGGCCTGCCTTGTCGTTGTCAAACATCAGTATGATTTCTTTGAAGCCACACAGGTAATCGTAGTTGTTCATGAGGGCTTTTTTGGCTGACTGGGATCCGTTGGGGACACTGACGGTCGGCCACTTGTTACCTTGTGCTTGAGACACCGACATGCAGTCTATCTCGCCCTCGGTTATCACCAGCTTGCTGCCGTTAGACCAGAGGTGAGACCCAAACAGGGTCATGGCCTTGGCATCACCTACGATGGAAAACTTCTTGTCTTTCGTGCGTACTTTCTGAGCGCAGCGCTGGCCGTTCTTGTCGCGATAGGTCGCAAGTTGCACCACTTGACCACCGTGCTTGCCGACACTGTAGTCAAACTTTCTGCATGTGGCCTCAGTCAGCTTGCGTGATGCTAGGTGCAAGTGCTCGCCGGGGACTAGGTCACGGTTAGGCGGTGTCTTACTTATAGTGCGCTCATATCCAAACTCTTCCTTGCCATAGGTGGCGCACCCAAAGCAGTAGGTATGACCATCGTCATACAAAGCAGCGTTGTCTTTGCTTCCACAGGTTTCGCAGGGGACATGGCCAACAAAGTCGCTTTCGATAAGCTCAGTCATGGAGCACCTGCTTTAATCCAAGCAGTCACCTGACCCATAAGCTCCTTAGCTTGGGTCTGGCATAGGGTCATTGTCTTGATTGCTTCTATTGCCGAATCTACTTCCTTGTCGGTTTTAGCCATCAAAGATTGGAGTTCCTTATGGAGAGCAATAAGCTTTTCACTTATCTGCTCGTCTTGGTTACCGTCTGGCCCAAAGAACTCTTCTCTAATCTCTGACACCCAGCCCCACCTGGTGATGTCTAAGCATTCAGCCACAGCTTGGTCGGTGTCTTTACCTTTGTATCTCTGCTTTTCAATGTCGTAGACGTCCTGCAGTAAGCCAATAATAGAAAGCTTTTGCTCTCTAGTGGGTTTGACAAGGTCATTGGTTTCTGCAGATTTCGGGGTAGTTTTTCTTTTAGTCGTCATGTGGTTTCTCCCAATAATAAAAAAGGGGCGACCTAAGCCGCCCCCTTGCTCTCCTTTGTTGTGGCTTCTTTCAGCCAGTCGTCAGGTATAACCTTATTGGCATACCTAAACCCGTGCCTCTCGCAGTAGGCTGCGTAGGTGGTCTTGGATCCCTTGTAGAGCTTTGCATTCTGATTGCTGAAGACAAACCTGATGTCTAAGTCAGGCTGTTGTTTCTGGATCAGAAGGTGCTTGGCTCTATCCATGACAGTCCAACGCCCCTTGGTTTCGACATAGAAAAAGCCGCCGGGTTTTGGCAGCTTGAAGTCTGGGGTGTACTTGGATTGTCTGGCAGGGATCACATAGAGGATCTTCTCGGTCTCATAGAGTAGCTCGATGCCAGCTTCTTTGATTTGCTGGGCGACCTTGTCTTCTAGACCAGAGCGAAACCCATACTTGAGACTAACCTGTTTAGAAGTCGTAGTTATCTTCTTCAGCGTCTTTGGTCCCAAAGCTTTGAGCTCCTGTTACTGTGTTGGCTACATAGCCGCCCTCGACAGCATCAAAGCCACCACCGTCACCACCACCGCTCGACACTGGGTCAATCACTTGTACGGCACCTAGGCGCAGGCTGATCCCCTTTTTGCCAGCTGAGGTGTAGCCATCAGCAATTCCTTTGACACGTAAAGTTGATCCACCATAAATATCTGGAACTTGGTTTGGTGGGATGGGGTTACCTTTGGCATCAAAGTACTTAGGTTCGTACTTGGATTGAAACTTAAAGACGATCTCGCCAGTCTCAGGGTCCTGATCCATAGGCATCATCACCTTATCCTTAGCGCCAAAGCTTTCACTTTTGACTTCCTCTAAGATTGCCTGCAAAGGCCCCGCGTTCTCTGGTGATACCTTGAGTTGCACCTTGTATTTGCCCTCAGCATCAAAGGCTGTGTCTGGGCGTCCTGGTTGCAGCCAAGGATATTGGGCTGTTCCAGCTGGGCTTGTAAATCTAGTCTTGCTCATCTTTTTTAGTCTCCTGATTGGTTTGGTTTGATTTAGCCCCAGGCAAAGTTACCTTCGCCTCTTTGGCTTGCTTGAGAAGCCAGTCGGGGATGTCCTGTCCTTGGTTTTGGAACAGGCTACACAAGCCCAAGATTTTCTCTCTTGGGTGCATTTCGACGATCCTTTTCTGTTACTTCTTCGATAGGGGTCTCTTAGTCCCAGACGCAAAAAAGGCCCCACTTAGGGGGCCTCTTTGGTTTGTCAAAATCCCAACCTTAACTAATTTAGATGGGCATTGGGATTAACTAAGTCATTCTTTGGTTTGAGGGTCACAGTGACTGTGTGATGCTCTATCTTCCAATCAAGATACTCTGAATCATCTTTCATGTTTTCATAAGCAGCAACGCATTCATCATGGGAATCCAATTCTTCCGAAACTTCTTCCCAGTAGAAAACGCCCTCGCCTACATACCACTGACCATACAAGACATAATAATCACGGGCTTCATATGCTTTTTCCATAATGACCCCCCTACGAAAAACAGTATTCACTGTCGCGGATAGCACTAATGTCTAGGTCACCTTTGGCTGGCACCGGGGGTAGATCCATGTCTGGGTCAGACAGTCGATCCCGGCATTCATTCTCAAAGTTCGCAAAGACGCACTGGTCCTCATACATGTTTACGAAAGCATCCCGGATGCAGTGGTAGAACTTCCATGTCTTATCGATAGACGTCCCAAAGCTGTCGTGGATCATAAAGAAGTCTTCCACGCCATTCTCTAAGCCCTCACAAATCGACAAGTGCATATGGGCAGCATCTAGGCTGTGGATAGCATTAGGGCTAACCCCATTCCTAGACTTACGTGTGTCAAACACAGAACCAAAGCTACTCACGTTGACCCTAGTTTCTTTCCTGAGCTTTGCCTCTCGATCCCACAAGAAGATCCTCACACGCTTTACGTCAGCCTTGGTGTAGCGCTGGATAACTGGAAAGCCTGAGGGTGACGTCCAGCGTACAGACTTACTTTCCCTAGCCAGAGCATCCGCATATGCTTGGTAGAACTCCATGCCAGACGCCACTGACTTGATGACCGTCTGGACCGCTTGGTAGTTTACCTTAGCCAAGAACCTAGCATATGACTCTTGTTCTCTACGGCTTACCCCAAACGGATGCTCACTAAGCTCACCATAGCTTACAGCCTTCTGTAGTGGCTGCATGAGGTCCTCGATCAGTTGATCACCAAAGCCTCTCTCAGCTGAACTGTATCCGTAAGTCATGACGTTACGCTTGACCGTGGATCTACCGACACCAAAAGACAACCAGACCTTAGCCTCTTCAGAGTTATCCAGCTTAAGCAACCTGTTTACCTCATCAGCAACCACTTGGTAGACGTCTTGGCATTCATCTGATGGGGTCAGGTTAACCATAGCTCCATCCTTGTGACGCAAGGCAGCTGCATAGTGTTGAACACCAGAGTTAGTGCCATCTAGGCTAATCGGTAGGTGACAGACGTAATCCTCGATGCCTTCATCTTGAAGCTTCTTGTATTCGACACAGGCAGCTAGGAACTGGAAGGGCTTGTCAGCCTTAGACCAGATGTCAAAGGATGCCTTGAAGTCTTCAGCCACACTAAGGATCATGGGCTCGTTGTCTAAGCACCATTGGATCCTGTCTTCTAAAGACTTCTTAGAGATCTTATCGAAGTCACCTACGTTGGCTAAGTGGATAGACAACCACCCAGCATCACTATCCTCGATCTTCTTGCCTCTAGCGAACATGAAGAGCGACTTGATGTGATCATTGCGATGGTAGTTGAAACTAGAGACAGGATACATTCGTCCTCTAAAGTCTAAAGACCAGCCGATGTAGAACTCATTAAACTTAGACATCTCTCTAGCGTCATGAAGATCACAGGCTATGACTTGGACGTTGGCCTTAGCCTCAATCCTTTTGACATGCCAAGCCTTCTGGTCCTTCCTGATTTGCTGAATGTATTCCTCAGACAGACCCGAGGTGTCCTCAGGTAACCTAGGTAACTCTGGTGGCTCCATCTCTGGAAACTTACCAAAGCGCTTCCCTTCTTCAGACACCCATTCCAATGCATCTAGGGTAGTAGGGTTTATCTTGAGAGGGGTGGCTTGAAGTGCATTCAAAGCTTGAAGATACTTAGGTTGACCATACTTCAGACTGTTGTCTATAGCCCTGCGTTGCTCCCCAGTAGACTTACGAACTAGAGGAACCAGAGAAGACAAGACGTCATCCAGGTAGACACCAGTGTCAAAGTCTTCCCAAGCTGTCGGGGGTACAACCATTGGACCAAACATAGGTGTGGCCCAAGCCTCTCTTTCAGTCATCGAGAGTAGTTGTTCACTGGCTTCATCGGTCAACTCAAGTGACCTTAGAGTCTTTAAGTTGACTGTTGTCTCAGTGAGGTTGAAGACACCAGAATACTCTAGGATGGCGCTTAGGATGGGAGCAGCTACTGCTACTCTCTTTCTCATAGACCACTTAGTGACACTGTAGCCTTCCTTGTCTGCAATAATACGCATGGCCTTGAACCTATAGCGTTCACTCGAGTGAGCCTTAGTGACTTGGGTAGACAAACGCTTAAAGAGGTCCTTGTCATGCATCTGCAGGCCTTCAGCCCACTTCTCATGCTCGACCCTAGAGCCAATGTTACTTAGGGCACCAGTGAGTAGGTTCGTATGTAAGACAGCGTCAAAGCAACAGTTGAGACCAATGTATGCTAGGACATCAGGATCTTGGTTCTCTAACTCCTCGTACCAAACTGACTTCTTACCAAAGCCACTAGAGAACCTCTGTAAGTCTTCTTGGAGTGCTAATGTTATTGCTTGTGATACCTTCGGGAGTGCCTCTACGATGATCCTGTGTGGGACCTCTTGTTGGCTTGGTTTTTGTTTCTCTTGTCTTCCCTGGTATCTCTCGAAACCCTTAGATTTCATTTGCTGCTCGATGCGAGTCTGATGCTCGCTTAGGGTATTAAGTGTATTCACTTCACGCCCCCCTCAAATGACCACTCTGTCTTAGGTGGAGCTTGGTGTGGGGCACTCCAACTACTTGCGCTGCGACCGTGGCAGCTACCGTCTAGGTTAGGCTGTTGCATCTATAGTTCTCCCGTGTTTTTCTCTTTTAGGGGTCTCTTAGTCAAACCCTTGATATCATTAGATTATTTTAGAGGCCAAAATAGGCCCTTAAGAGAGCATCTGGTGTGCTATTTCTTGAAGCGTCTCGGGCTTGGAATGGACATACTTAGCGGTCGTTTGACCACTACGATGACCTAAGATTCTTCCGATCAGCACCGTGTTAACTTGTAGATCATTAGCCATGTAGGTAGCGGCTGTGTGTCTTAGTGTATGAAACACAAAGCTACTGTCGTTTGGTGCAATCTGTCTACGTGCTTCTGCCCACGAATTGTAAAACTTACGGTGCGAGTGATGCTTTTTTGGGCAAAAGTCTAACTCTTGTAAAGCGAGGTAGACACTTTTGGGGCAAGGGACCATCCTGTCATCCCCGTTCTTTGTGTTAGTCAGAGATATCCAAGTGCCAGCCGAATCGGTGACAACCATTTCTGGGGTAATACTGAGGATCTCACCCAAGCGCATACCAGTGCCAACACCGATGGCAACCAGGTGCTTCATCCACCAGTGCTGGTGACCATCAAAGAAGGCCTTCAGTAGGTCGAGCTCACCAGCATCCATCCAGCGCACTCGGCCACCCTTGATCTTAGCGAAGGTGATCTTGGGTGCCTTCTTGACAATCTCTAGATCCAAGGCTTGCTTGTAGACGCGGCTGACAGCTGCCTTGTAGTGGTTAATGGTGTTCTCACACAGCCCCTGCTCTTTTAGGTGACCCACGTAGTCGTGGATGTCCACTGCAGTGATCTGATCGAGGGGCTTCTTGCCGATACCTTGGAAGGCACCGAACCGCGCCAGTTTGGCTTTGGTTTCTGCTAGGTGTTTCCCAGACCACATGCGAGTGGCTTCTTTGTTTACGAAGTTGCTAAAAGTAATCATCTGTAAGTCTCCCAACTACTGACAAGGTAAAACATCGTCTTCGGTCATCTCAACGGAACCAAAGCCATCTAAAAATACACAGTGTGATGTATCTAATATCTTCCATATGAAATGAGGCTGAACCCTGAACCACTCACCACGGATACTATGCTTCCTAAGTTTTGAGTGGATACGTTGCTCTAATTGAAAACAGTCCTTTTCAGAGTACATTCCAAAATAAGCCCAGATGAATAACTCATTCCATGAGGCAGACTGCAAAGAACGAAGCCTCCCTTTTGGGTGCATACTTATGCCCACCTTTAAAACGCTATCGTCCTCACGGCACTTAATTATGTAGAGGTACTTGTATTTACTTTTGATTTCAGTTGATCGTTCACCTAAGTCCATCTGTAAGTCTCCCAACTACTGACGTTATGACGTTATGACGTTGTGTGTGTCCCAGGCAGCATCCTTGAGTGCCTGGTCTATAGCCTCATCGCGGCTAAGGGTGGTCTGGTAGCTATCTAGGCTGCAGACACGGCAGTATTCGGTGACGGTAACGGCGTTACCCCAGCGGCTATCGTCAACGTAGGTTATGCAAGTGCAAGTCATCATGTAGTCTCCTTGTTGAACAAGGGCTCTGATGATTCCGATGATGACATTGGTTGGTAGCGGAGGAGGGACTTGAACCCCCGACACGCGGATTATGATTCCGCTGCTTTCCCCTGTCATCTCCGGGCCATCGACCCTTAATCATCAGATAGTAATTCCTGATGCATAAATCAAGAAGTTTTTGTCTCAAATGTATATAGAGGGCTCTTAGTCCAACCCCAGTTGAAAAAACACCGATCACTTCGTCAGCGTAAACTGATGGAAGCTCCGATGTTAGTTGGGTCATCTTCCTAAGGCAAAGCCATTTAAGTTTTCTTGATTAGCAAGACAACCATCATACCGATCAGAATGGCGTCGGTTATTGGGACAGGAAATCCAGAGATCATGGATACCCCCTTTCGCTTGTGGTTGTGGGTGACCGGGGATCGATCTCGGTCACCACTATAGCCTCAGAGCATTCTTAGTGATTGCTCCAAGGTTTCCTTGTTTCGCCGGGTCCAGCCACGGCCAAATGTCTCAAAGGTGCTTAGGCGCTCATAGAACCTCTGACGCGCATCATGCATCTTCTCGATGATCTCACGGGGCTCCATGTCAGCGACAGCCTGCAGGGTCTTAGGACCGATGGCTCCATCAGCTGTGGATCCTATGATCCGCTGTAGTGCTTTAGCTGCTCTGCCAGGGCCTGAGTTCACACCCCAGTCCACCACCGACCAATCGACGCCGCTGGGTAGGTCATCAAAGCGTACACCATCGAAGTAGTTCTTTCGGTAAATCGGGGCCACCTTAGTGAAATCTAGGTTCTTCATGTCCTCGATGGTTACCTTATGCCCGACCCACTCCTCATAGACCTTCTGGGTCACACCGAGGTTAGTAGGGCCACCTGGATCATCTACATGATTTACGAAGCCACCTTCGTGGTGCAAAAGCATAGACAAGCATTTATCAAAGTTCTTCTTCATTTCTTGAGGCCCTTCATGGTCCGTATTCCAAAGCTGGCAGCTATCGAGGCGTACATGGCCCAGCTGAACCAGCTTGGTGCTGCTTGGAGATTGATGAACCCTTGTTCGACATAGGGTTGGATACCGGGGACAAAGGACCCAAGAACGATGGCAATGAAGCACAAGGTCCAAGCCTCATCTTTCCAGCTATCCTTAGATGCCTCGATGGCTGCTTGCTCCCAAGAGATCTCCCCGGTTGCTATCATCAGCTTGGTCTCGGCTTCAGCTTTCTTAACGGCTGTCTTTCCATCGATGTAGGAAGCTGCCAGTCCACCTAGGCTTGTCAGTATGGTCCCAATCATTTCTCAGACCCCAGCCAAACCGCGAAGGCCCCCGTCATGGCTCCTGTGACCGTAGCAGTCAGCGCGGTTGCCTGGGACGTCATGGCTTCTGGGGTTAGACCCATGAACCACCACAGCACCTCTAGGTAGGCGTAGGTCATCACAAGCATCATGATGCGGGGCAGTAGCTTCCACGCCAGTATGCGTTCCATTGCTATTGTCATCTTAAGTTACCTCAATATCTACTGTGTCACCCATGAGAGGGGGCGGGGGGATGATGCGCCCGTTCTTGTCGTATCTGGTGTATGTCGATTGAATCGGGCTAGGTTTCTCATTGTCTTGGTAGGCCTTAGGTGGCTCAGGTTGGATATCCTGGTATGGCTTGAAGACAATGTTCTGGTGTGTATGGAAGGGCATAGAGACTTTCATAGGCTAGCCGTTCACGGCCTTGTCGAGACCCCAAAACATAAAGACGCAGCCGCCTACAAAGATCAGGACACCAGCTGTCATAGAGAGACCCCAGAACATCTTGTCCCTGGCGGCTGCTTGAGCCTTCAGTGCGTCTGCGTGTCTCTTCCTTGCGGCACCCATTTCTCGGACAACGGTGTCCCAAGTCCCTGGTCGGCCATAGAGCCTGCAGACAGACTCCAGTTCCTTCATGGTCTCATCGTACTTGAGTTTGCTTTGGGCTATCGCCAGACCCTCCTGCTCGGGGCTAGAGAGACGCCCCAGTGGACCCTTGTGTTTACCTGACTCGGCCAGCTGGATTTCACTATCGATCTGCCCAAGTTTACCAAAGTGCGGTAGTAAGTCATTGATGTCTCGGCCTGCCTTAATGGCCGTGGAGATGCCGCCGCCAATCTTAGCGACAGCACCCGCCAAGGCGAGTACTTCGATCATAGGTTGAACCCCATGTTATTACATTTGTTATACTGGTGGTGGTGCTAGCGACCCGCTTCAATCAAGCGGTCTATCTTAGCATCCAGGGTGTCCAAGCGGCCCATGACGCGAGACATGGCTTGGTTCACTTCGTCGCGCCGAGCGTAGTCACGGGCGAACTCTTCACGTGTTCTAGAGAGTAGTATGGATATTCTGTTGATTTCTTCGTAAGCGGATCTGAGGATCCAACCTACTAGAGCTAATAAAACTGTGAGGGCTCCCGACCAGATGACCTCTGTCTCCATCAGTCTGCCTCTGCAATCGTTAGTGTGCCAGCCTCAACCTGACGCATGATCTCTGCGTAGTGGCGGTTGGCTGGGTCTAGGGGGACAGACATTTCAGTGCCGTCGATGGTGGCTTGGATACTAATTTTGTTTTCGCCATAAACAGCCGATGTAATGTTCATATTATTTTCC